TACAAAATGTATCGGTTTTTTCTTTATATAAAGCCTGTAGCTTTCTAACACCGCCTAATAAGAACTGTCTATTGGCAACACGTTGGCAACACGTTGGCAACACACATCAGTTTAGCGCCCTATATATTATAAGGATAGAAAACTTTATCGTTTCAACAAAAAAAATGGGACAGCTTAAAGCTGCCCCTAGTTTTGTCTTGTCAAACAGTTGAAATAAAATAATAGATCTAAGTGTAACTATCCATCTGTGTAGTTCTAAGCGCGTTTGATCTCGATAGCTTCCAAGCGTAACGATTTACCTGTAGTTCCGATCATCTGATCTCCGTCACAAGGGATCCAGTCAGTCCAGCCATATTTTTGAACATGGCCACGCATTTTGCAAGGCTTGCTAGTTTTGATGCGTAAAGCTTCCAGTCTTCTGGCCTGCCCGGTAGTTCCAATGATCGTATCTTTACCAGGATGATCATACATCTTCCATCCGATGCCCTGCATATGGGCTTCTACTTTTTCAATGATCGGGCCGTCGAAGGTCTCAATCCGGATGGCTTCCATACGTTTCGATTTGCCTGTGGTTCCGGCTGTCGCTCCATCATAGACTTCTGCCATCCAACCGTATCCCTGGCAATGTGGTGTAACACCGATCTTAGCTTGTTTTGGTTTCAGGGTGGAGGAATCATGCCATCCTGTTAGATTTCCCTTGTTGATGATCTTCGTTCCATCCGTAACGAAAGCTAAGTCTGCAGATATGTTGTTCGGAAGGTGCCAGGTCCCCTGTGCATTCCGGGCATACATATGACTGTACTTTCCTTTCGCCACTTCCATATGTACGTGGTTCCCGGTTGCCTTTCCGGCTGTCCCTTCGTCTCCGAATTCCTGGCCCTGTTTAAAGCTGCGGACCTGCAGGATGTCGCCGATGTAATTGTCATGGATGAACATAAATGTCGCATAGTCGATTGTTCCGTCTGCAAACATTACTTTATGATCCGACTGGAACCATATTGCATTACCATTTGTTGGCGAATCATTGGTAACGTAGTGCATATCGCATGGCGCAAAGGTCGGATCAATACCTATATCCTTGCCGGCGCAGTCGATGGCATTGGTCCCTATATGCGTTCCGATATTGTTCCCCTGTGTTATGTTCATATATTCCATCGGGAAGATAAGCACCTGGTATCCTCCGATAGAAAGCTTCTGATTTCGTTTCGTCATAGTAGTCTCCTTCGCTATGTTTTCCTTTTTTTGGAAAATTTTGAAATCCGCATAGCTGATGTCTTTATCGATCGGATTGGATGTATACTGATGGAGCACGCACTCCTTTGAGAAATCGTCATGCAGCCGTCCATCGTTTACATTCCAATGCGCAATCCACTTTGGGTAATTGATGGTAGGCATATACACCGGCCACCACCACTTATTCGAGTAAACCCCGGTATAGTATCCGGCCTTTTCGATGACCGGCAAAAAGGCCCGGCATACAGCTGTAATGACCGGTGTTGTCAACGCACCTCTTTTCAGCTTGTATCCGTCTGCGTCTTCCATATCCAGCCATAGTCCTAATACAGGTTTTAGATTCTTCTTCTTTACGATTGAAAGCAGAAACTCCGCCTCCGATTTTCCACCATCTGCATTGACTGCGTAGCTGTAGCAGTAGAGCCCGTAAGGGACCTTTTTCGAATTACATTGTTCAACCCAGTAATCCAGCTTTGTGTCAGCATTCGTTCCCCAGGTTGCTCGAATGATCACAAAGTCATATTTCGAAACATCGACATACCCGTTATGCTGCGACACATCGATCCCATAACTTCTCGCCATTACTTCACACCTCTATCTAAATACTCTTCAAGAGCTGCAACTCTTCCGTCTGAAACGTCCATTCGCATATCATGCTCGAGCTGTTTTTTGGACATGTCTTTTAGCTGTAAATCAATAGCTTTAATGTCAACACGTTGCTCGGATAAAGACCTGCACACCTCATCTAGTTTCATATTGGCTTTGTCGATTCCACCCCTGGTAGTAAAAGTTTCAGCCGAAGATTCACTGCGTATGCTCTGAAGCTCTTTCCGGAATTCTTCACGCATAGCCTGTATCTCCTTCTGAAAGCCTTCGCGCATAATTTGGAGCTCCTTAGCTCTTTGTTCGGTTTCCTGCTTAGTGCTCTTATTCGAACCGGTAAACAAGTCATATATGACCTTTATGAATCCAGTGAATCCAAATATTAGCGCTAAGCTAACAGTTGTTTCCGGTGACATTATTCGATGCCTTTTGGCTTCTCATATGTAAGAGCCTGTTCGCTATCCCCAATACCTTGTGTAGTAGGGTCTGTTACGATTCCAAGCACAGCCAAAATGGTAAATATAGAATTGACAATTGCTAACGTCTGGTCCTCTAGGACACCAACCTGATACTCAACACCAAAAGCTGATAGTACCATTTGGATTAACAAAAAGGCTGCCGGGATAATCGACAGCCAGAAATTTTTATTTAATACTCGTACTTTCCAGTTAATTTTCATTTTGGGTTTCCTCCTCTTCTTCAAATTCGTGGATATAACATTCATTCATGATCGGAAAAGATTCATCACTTAAAATGATTGCCGAGTGCTTTTTGGTTTCCGAAACGGCAGCGACCGACAAGACCTCATGATACTTCGATTCTGCTTTCAGTCTGGCTTTGTTCGGGTTTTCATCGTATGCATAGTGTACGATATGTTCATATTCGCCATTTTGTAATAGCTGTATCTCAATAATATAGTATTGTGCCATTATTATCCTTCTTTCTATAACGTTTTTTGATATAACACTGTAACTTCACAGTTAACATTATGTGCGCTTGAATCAAGGTTTCTTAAATTTACCCACACTTGATTTACTGCTAAACCATAACCATATGGTTGTACCACGGATGAGCCTGTTCCAGACATTGAAAAAGCAACGACAGCGATAGCTTTATATCCGCTGGGCGTTACTGCCGTAATTTGTACCGACTTGTTATTATTGCCGTTAATACTTCCGGTAGAAGCACTGAATTTTTTTGTCATGAGCAGTCCATTTATGTTTGTTTTTAAACCGGATACGGCTGATGCAACAGCTTCAGATACAATTTGTGTCATCGTAATGGCAGATATATTTGTACCTACCGCCAGCGATTCTCCATTGGTTATTGTTTTAAGCACTTTGTAAAGATGATTATTATAAATCAGATACGTACCGGCGGCATAGCTTTTTGTTGTCGGGGATGTAGCAGCGGCCGCCAACTCAATCGTATCTGCTTTTTGTGATAGAGATGCGTTAATATTTGCCACTGAATTATTCAATGTGCCGTTCAGATCGTCAATCTCATTCTGTAAGTGTCCGGCTGTATCTTCATCTAATACATCTTTGATATTATCGAACCAATCCATGAATTGACTTTGATAGGTATCCGTTGGGATCCTGGCCAGTGAATCTATCATAATGCCGCAATAGTTTTCGTCCATCCGGGTATCGATTATATCGGCAGCTGTTATGCTTCCGGCGTTGGCCGGTATCTTGATAATCGCTATGATCAATTCCCATATATTCGTGGTACGTACCGGGTTTGGCTTGACCGTATTCCCTCTTTGGTAATGCAGAGCACAAGTATTTGTCTCTTTTGTGTATCGCACAGATATGTAATCATATCTGTCCATCGATCCTGCTATGTCGCAGGTAATCGATACCTCATTATCATTCTGGTACATCAGTCCGCCTGTGGCATTAATATCTGTGAACAGATAGGCAAGACCGGAGGATACCTGAACCTGCATACCCATAAAAGGGCTAACAACAAGGTCCGAATTCGACAAATTTCGTACACCGGGCGTTCTTCCTGCATGCCACATACGGAGATCTTCTGCAGTATAATCTATGTCATTAAGTGGAAAAGCTTTTTCACTCATTGATTGTTAACCTCCTCTAGAAGCGCATTCGCTTCTTCTTCATAATCAGTAAGGGTGAGCTTTATAGTTTCCGTCCCCAGTTCCTCTATCATCCGGACACCCTGGATCCGGAAATACTTCGCAAGTGCATAACGCTTCGAATTAGTCTTTACGATGTCGCCCAGCTCATAGTCCTCACCGAACCTAAAAAGAGAATCTCCGGAGTTAACTTCAGCCGTAAATTCTCTGATTGCTCTTCTTTCTAGTAATTTCTCGATTCCTCTCTGTATCAACGCCTGTTTATAGGATTCGGCGGTATGCTGATGTTCCACGTTGTTATCATCATAATAAGTCCATCCGATATCACGTGCATCTACATACAATTCATACCTGTCTCCTCCGGATGTCAGATCCACTGTATATCCGATACGCTCTTCGTTCTTGCCCTGGCCATAAACATAAGCGAAATTTTTGTAATCTGAAATATTTATCAGATATGACTGAGCCACAATATTCCCGAGCTCATCTGAGAACTTAACCTTGTCTTTAATGCTGCGCTTATATAGTTCTATCACATTCATGGTCCGATTTTTCCTTACCATCCGGAATCCAAGGCCTAGCTGTTCACAGACATCTGTAAATGTTGTATCAAGGTTCTTCCCTGTGGTTTCCATACCATTATCTATCTTTTCCATAAGCCCTGATAAGGGTGCTGTAGTAATGTTAAGATTTCTTTTGTTTTTATTAACGAGCGCATAGAGATCTGCTTCAACATTTTTTATTTTTGATACTGTTGGGTTTGTTCGATTATCCAGGTTATTAAGATAGCCTCTTACTTCGATTTCTTCATCCCCAGTAATTTCAGATATTCTTGGAAAGACATAAGTAATAAATCCTATTTCGTTGGTATCTGAACGAACCAACCTATTCTTGACGACTAGGTATTTCTGATTAGCCGGTGTCCCTTTTGCGTGTATTTCAAAATAGCCGGTCTTATTGTAGTACGACTGCCACTGGACTGAGGTCGTATTTTGCAGTACATCTACTTTGATATCATCAGGTGTATAGATTGCTAGTTCCATATTCCACCTCTATATGCCGACATAAGTGTTTTCGAAGATCATAGAACAAAACAAGTTGTTAACAGACGCTTGTGCGGCATCAAATCTAAGCGGGTTTGATCCGATATCCAACTGAAAGAAATTAGAGTCGTCATCCATTGTATAGAAAACATTCTCTTCAGCTCCGTTTCTATACCTTTTTACGTACTTATTGTTTTCATATGTCGACACTTCAACTATGTCTCCTTCCTGCATCTCTAGATCTATCAACCGGATATGTTCCTGGGTGACTACCTTCAGAAGTTCCGGAGCCTTCACATATCCGGTCGCTTCGAACCGGACCTTGAACCCGGTCTTATCCGATCCTTTATTAACAGCATAGCTAAGATTATTGATCTGCTTCTCTGCGATTTTCCATGGAATCGTGTTTGAAAAAGACCTTGGAAGCCTGAATCCTGATACATAGGAAACAAAGTCAACCACAGAGGTATTGACGTCTCTCCAGTATGGGTAATTGCAGTAAAGCACCAGCTGGAACTGCTTATATACTCTGTCATCCTCACTGATGTTAGGCGACGTTGAAACATAAGCGTTGATGTATACATCGTATTTTTCAGACAGATCCATCACTCTAAATGTAACCGGCATTCCTGGAATTAAAGTGTCCAGGAAATCGCGTTTATTTGAATAAATGTCTTTGAAATCACCTTCGATTGTTACATTCTTTGACTGGACCTTAATGCTGTTGATTGTTTCACCTGTTTGTCCAGAAGCTTGAGATGTAGAAAACTTAACACCGTTGTGCGATAATCCGGTAATCCTGGTTATCCTGAAATCAGAATCTTTATTAAAGTTTATGGTTTTTCCGTATTCGTTTGTGATATACCATTCTCTCATCTCCTGTTCCCCCATTCCTGTCTTCTTGTCATATTTTCGACTTCTGTCGCTACTTGTGATGGTGTTTTTGCTGCATCTCCATTGAAGGTCAGATCGTTGTTGTAATTGGTTATATAAGTTATACCACCTGGATTCTGACCCGGACCCGTAGGTGTGTTAGCACTTTTAACGAAGTCCATCATTACCTGATTCGATGCTTCTTTCATTCTGGCCATCGATTTTTTCAGCTGGCCAGTAGGCAACAGATCTGCTATTCCTTTGACCGGTTGCGCTTTTTCCGCTTCTTCCCAGGCCCCTTTGACAAGATCGCGGGCTGCCTGGTTTACCCGTTTCTGCTTTGCAATGTATCCGAGCGCCAAGCCTTCGCCGGCCATCATACCAACTTCGCGCTTCCATAATCGCGATGGAGAATGGGATTCTTGGGCGCGCCGTGCTGCGTCCACAGCAGTTTTAACGAGATCTGCTGCGGATTGCGCAATTGCCCCGATCTTACTTCGAATACCCGAGTTATAACCATCCGCTGCATATGACCCGTTAGAGTACATTTCATTGTAGCCACCTTTTGAACCATCGACACCGGCCTGTTTCAAAGAACTTCCGCTTGTTTTCGCATCACCTTTTTTAGAACCCAGCGATTTGCTGTATCCGGATCCTTGATCGGACCCGATTCGGCCAAACTCTCCACCGGAAATTCCGCTGATCCCGGATTGTTTCACTTCTCCTGCCGCATTTCTTACGTCGGCCTTGTTTTCCCGAAATCCTTTGGCCACGTCAGCAGTTGCGTTTGTAGCTGTTTCTTTTGCTTTCGGAGGCATCTTTGACAGTTCTTCGTCACATGCTTTTGTCAGGTCTTCTACCGCTTTTTTTGCATCCGGGCTTCCTGCCATTATCTGTTTCTGCAGACTCTTTGGCACCTCAATCCCTGCTTTATCTGCCTTGTCCAATAGGTCTTTAAAACTGATTAGGTTATTCATTTCTTCCAGAGATTGAGGAACAGCATATTTACCTTCCTCGATCCCTTTCGAAAGCCATTCAGGTAATTCGACACCGGCCTCCTGGCACAAAGCTTTTAAACGCTCGAGCGCTTCCTGAACGGTGGCAACGTCAAAAGCTTCAGCAGCTTTGCCTTCCATCGAATCATATTGGCTATCTAAGTCTTTCAGTTCCTTTTCAAGATCATCTACAGCTTTTGAAGACTTGTTGTAATTCTCTCTTGCCTGTGTTTCTTTTAAAGTCGCTTCAGCTAATTTCTTAGTATATTTATTTGTGCCATCCGTTAGATCGGCGTTATGCTTCTCTGCGTCAGCCCTCGCTTTATTGGTTTCTTCGATAGCATTGCTCAAATCGGCTTCATTCTTAGCATTCTGTTTAACAGCTTTATCATATTTCTCTTGAACATTGACCATGTCTTCCGCTATTTTTGTCAGTTGTTTCTGATAAGCTTTAGCAAGGTTCAGTTCTTTCTGGGCTTCTATCTGCTGACGGATTTCTTCGGTTGTTTTGTTTAATGCATCTGCTTCTGCGTCATACTGTAGATTCAATTCCGGCATTGCTGCATTCAGCTGGTCTACATAGTATTTCATCATCTCCTTTTCAGACGATGATTTATTTTCTACTTTAGCCAGGGCTTCCAGCTTCTCCATCATGATATCGACGCTTCCATTAGATACCGTGACTGCTTTCAGTTCTTCTTCTCTTGCTTTTTTGTTGGCTTCCAAGGTCTCGGTCAACTGCTCGTATTCATTTATGAGTTTCTCGGTTGATACAGTGTTTTCATCCTGTGCTTCGGCACTGGAGATTGTTACGATCATATAGCCGGCTACAGCAGCAGTTAAACCGATTACTGCAGCAGCCAATAATCCTGCAGGAGACAACATCTGTGCAAGGTTTAAAGCTTCCTGTGCGGCTGCTGCCAATGTAATTTTTCCAGTCAGCAGATCTGTAGCAACACCTAATGCCAATGAAGCTACCGCCATCCCCGCTGAAACCGCATTGTTGATAGCTTGCGCATTTGTTAGATATGTATACGCTGCTGCTAGCCCTATTAGTGCTCCTGCAGCTGTAGCTCCATGATCCGTGATCCATCCAAAAGCTTCTATCATCTTAGGCATCATGCCGACCACTGCATTGATACCTACCTCAGCTATATTGGCCAATCCTCTTGCAGTAGAATCCATTGCTCCAGATAGCTTTCCGCTATTCATCGAGCGTGTAAGTCTTTCTATATTCGAAGTAACGTTTTCGATAGCCTCTTTCATTGGATTCGAAAATTTCTCGTAGGCGGAGATCCCAAGACCTTCTAGTGCACTCCGCATGATGGTCAGCTTGCCTTGAAGGTTATCATTCATTGTGTCGGCCATCCGCTTTGCAGCACCGTCACAATTATTGATCGCGTCGCTCAGCTTGTTGTAATCATCCTCAGATGCGTTCACGATGGCCAGCAAAGCTGACATACCTTCCTGTCCGGCTAATGTAGCTGCATACTGAGCTTTCTGCTCATTGGTCAGTCCGGAGAATCCTTGACGCAGGTCCTGCATGATCTGCTCAAAAGACTTCATGTTTCCTTCTGCATCCGTCAAAGAAATCCCCAGTTCATCCATGACCTGGGCAACTTCGTTGGTAGGTTTCGACATCCTTGTCAAGATCGATCTTAACGCTGTACCCGCCTGGCTTCCCTTGATACCGGCATTGGCCATTAATCCAATCGCCAACGCACAGTCCTCTGCAGAAAACCCCAATGCACCTGCTACCGGCGCAACATATTTGAATGTTTCACCCATCATGGACACATTGGTATTAGCATTGCTGGATGCCGACGCCAGGACATCGGAAAAATGCGTTGCATCTTCTGCCTTTAATCCGAATGCCGTAAGCGCATCTGTTACGATATCTGATGTCGTAGCCAGGTCTTCTCCGGATGCCGCAGCCAGGTTCATGATTCCTTCCAGGCCACTCAACATCTGAGATGTATCCCAGCCGGCCATAGCCATGTATTTCATGGCCTCTGCAGATTCTGTGGCGCTGAATTTAGTTGTCGAACCCATTTGTTTCGCTTTTTCTTTTAAGGCCTCGAAATCTTCCCCTGTAGCTCCTGAGATAGCAGATACTTCAGACATAGCAGATTCAAAATCCATGCCTACCTTAAATGCATAGGCGCTAGCTCCGGCAAAGGCTGTTCCCACGACCTGAAGGCCACGTTTTACAACGGACCCGAGCTTTCCTAGCCCAGATGAAAAACCGTCGCTATCTATACGGGTATCAAAAACAAGAGAGCCCGCTTTTTCTGCCATAGTTTCACTCCTTCCATGAAAACACGGCTCACGGGCTCTCTGTGTTATTTTAAATATTCACTTTTATTTCACACTTGCATTCTTTGCATTTTATATAGATACCATCACAGTATGCAGTGTTATCGTATAAAAACAGTTTTTTGCCACAGTTTGGGCAGCAATACCATTTCTTCTCTAATATCGGCATTTGTATTACCATAATACGGCTCCAATATCTTCATCTTCCATTTCTTTGTTCGGGATTGCAATCATCTTCTGCAGTTTCTTTATCGTTGCTCTTTGCTTCGGATCCTTGATTTCCGCAGGATTCATCCCGCGTATGCGGACCCTTTCTTTCAGCTCACTTTGAGAGCTCATAGCATTCAAGAGCATATTAAACTTCCACCAGTGCATATATTTTGTTCGCAGCAGATCGATCCGATAAAATTCCTGAAATGCAGCAATGATAAAATTTGAATCATAGCTGTATGAAAAAGTGTTCGGCCCACTTCTTTTTTCTGAAGGTTGTTCCCCGCATCTCAGGAACCAGGACATTTGTTTGAATGCCTCTATAGCAAAGTCTTCGCTCTGCGGTACTGCGCACTTAAACATTGCATTTGCCAGTCTCCCGAACTCATCCGGATCCTCATTGATTACGGATTCATTGAGCTGCATCCATGCTCTGAAATCTGTGTTGATTGGATATCGCTTTCCGAATATATCTAACTTCTGCGGCATCTTGTCGAATAAATAATTCATTAGTTAAACTGCTTTTTGTTTGGATGGTATCTTTTTTTTCTATTTTTATTGTTATTGAATTTATTAAGTCTTCGGCTATCGGATTTCTGTACATTTGCTTTTACAAATTCTAAAAAGTTTTCATATACTTCATCACATTTGACAGCGTTCAACTTTCCCTGGAACAGCTTATCTGACGTTCCGGGCCCGAAAAGATCGTCGAACAGATCCCAGAAAGCCTGGCAATAAAAACGCAAGAAGGAAGATCTTGTTCCTTCTTTTGGCAGATTATCTGCCTTTGCCTGCATTCGATAAAAGGCCTGTTCATATCTTTCCATCGATTCAACATCATCAAAATCATATTCAAAAATCAAATCATTGATTTTCCATTGGCTCATGGCTCTATTTCCTCCTTTTTTGTTAATTAACAAAAAGACGGGATCTATTTAATTAAAATCCCGTCAATATTTATTTATTCTCCTGAGGCAATCGTACATGTAATCCAGTTGTCAGTAGAAGTTACCTCTACATCTTTCTTAGCACTTTTGGAACGCATGTTTCCTGAATACGTATACGTGTTTGCATCGTCCCCGTCCGAGTCCGGGATAAAAGAGAATTCACGCAATCGCGCTTTATATGATCCTTCAGCCGTTCCTGGTTGTGTAAAGTCTACGATCAATACCGGACGTACCGCATCGTCACCTACTTTTTCGTTATCTGTGATATCGATGATATCCTCATGCACTTTATTTCCTACGTATTGGTCAAAAGCATATGCATAACTCGGAGAGAATCCTGTTACGTCTGTAACCTGGCCATCCTCATCAATATATTTACGAGAGTATTCGTTCGGATTGGCCGATCTGGACATTGATGTAAACTTTGTCATCCTGGTATACGTACCAGCTGTCTTGTCTGACGTGCACTGCATAAAAGCCACCTTTTTTGAACGAATTACTAATCCTTTTACTTCATCCATTTTGTTTCCTCCTAATATTCTGAATAGATCACCCGGCATTGAATTTCATACTTGGCCATATTCACTGCGGTCAGGTCAAATAAATAACCCGGTGCTATTGCTTCTATTCCGATCACTCCCGGAATATCCGGAAAGTTCTTGATCTTATCCTGTTCATCAATCCATTTTTCCAGCTCTTCGTAAAATCCAGAAGCTTCAATCTGGTCCTGGATCTGTTCGGAATATTGCTCGATGGACATGAACGAAAACGAGTACTGTTTGATTTTTTCCCCGTCTGTGTATTGTCTTATAACGGGGTCTGAATTTACCCTCTGCACGATAGCATAGTTGATTGCCTCGCTCCCCAGATAATCCAAATGAAATGCCCCGTCCTTTAATAAAGGGCATTGCATAAAATAATCTCTGATCTTTTCAATTTTAGTTTCCACCTAATATCTTAGCTGCCCCTCTCAATATTTCACTTTTATGTCCTGTCTTCATACGTTCAAACCACTTGGCGCCTCTCTGCGGAGCCCCGGCATATGTCAAAGGAATGTTCGTCACACGTTTCGGAGCTGGTCCTACCATCACCTTGCCATAGTACTGATACCTGGCATAAGGCGTATTGTACTGAACCTCGCCGCTCCCGATCGTGGTTGCCCTGGTGGCGCTTCCATGCAGAACGCCGCTTCTTTGTGGTGTATACTGCTCCGATTTACTGATGACTTCCTGATCCACAAATTTCTGTGCCTTATCAAAGCGTTCCGATGGATTGAACGCATGGTTCCACTTGCATTTACCACGTATAGTGCCATGCTTTACCTTCATCGTTACATCGAAATCAGGTGGCACAGGTACATGATGAACCGTCATGATCCACTGCACCTTATGTGGTCAGAGTATCCCGTCAAAGACTGCAGATTGAACGTTACGCTCTGCACCTGGAAGCTTTCCGGAAACCGTTTGCGGATATCACCGATGCTAAGATCGGATATATTTACCGCCCCAAGGATCATAAGATCCCCTGTCGTTATGGCCGGGATGTCGTTTCCCTTTTTTACCGGGATACGAACTTTAACGATATCCGTCACAGTGACGGTCTGATCAGATACTCCGGTCTTCTCTTCCCGGAACCAGGAGCCCGTTAACATTTCTGAAACGAGTACGTTCTGACGTGTATCCGGATCATATCTCCTGGACACATGTGTTATGGTCTTACCTGCATCCAGCATAGCTACCACTTCCTGTCATCCCAGTACGGATTGTAAGCTGTATAAAGGAGCCCTGTGTTTCCCAGGTATCTTCGGATCAATGTAAATATCTCCGATCGTTTTTTGCCTTCTGTCAGCTGCGTATATGATACGCTGTGGCCGTCTGTGCTTTCGCTGGACACTCCGAGCGCATAGGCGGTATCGTATGTGTTCAGCTTTTCTGCTACACGGTAAGCGCATTTCTTTAGCCTCATATACGTTTTGCTCTCCTGAAGCTCCAGCAGATCTATATCTTCCGGAAGCCGATCAAATGTAAAAGGCCGTATAGTGTCTACGGCCAGTTCAATATACATTTGAAAATTTTCTTCGGTCAGCACCTTTCCATGAAAAAGCTGGACATAATCAATATAACTCATAGGCATAATCTATGCCCTCCTATCTTTAGGCGTGTTTCTTAACGAATACAGTTTTGCTTCTGGAGATCTTGGAACCGTACACCTGACGGCCTTGAACCGCAGAAGCTCCAATGTGTTTTCCATCCGACAGTTTGTTGACCGCTACCGGCACTTTCCATTCATCTACATAGTGGCAGAAGATACGGTTGCCTAAAACGAAATCAATATTGTCTTCATCTTTAAAATTATCTGTTTCGTACACATCAACACCGGCAATCCGACCAACCATGCCGTTCTGGACCACAGAATCACCTAATGCAGAGGCTTTGATGAATTCCGGAGACTTGATGATCTTTCCATACGTTTCGTTAGATACTGCCAGCCACATTTCGTTTGCCTTCAAGTGCTTCTTTTTAGCCTCTTGTACTACGTCTACGACTTTGTCATAAATATTGGTTTTTGTTAATGCTGCGGTGTCTTCTAATACCGTTCCGTCAGAAATGCATAAAGAGATCAATTCAGAATCAAGGCTGATCCCCATAGCATATCCGGCAGAATCCAGCCGGTCGGCAATCAGATTATCTGGAACCGCTTCTGCATCATAACCGTCTACCAACTCATTCACATATTTATCTTTATCAATCGCAAGCGTAATGTAAGAAGTCGATCCTTCCGTTAAATCTCCACCTGTTTTCTTGTCATAGGTGCCTACCTCTACCTCAGTATCACGTACCGGGATTTTTACAGCACCTGCAGTAGGTGTTCCTTCATAACGGCGATTAAATAGATTTGCGAAAATCGAAGTTGCTCTTAACTTCGCTAATACTAAACTAGAATATCTCTGTTGTGCTTCGTGAGCCATTTTCTTTTCCTCCTAATCGATTTTTAAATTCGGGTTCAATTCTTTGAAATGGGCTGTGACCCCATCATCTTTAGGGTCCGGCGATCCACCATGCGGAAGACCTGTGCTTTTTGCCTTGGATCCGGTATCCTCCGCTTTGAATGCAGTAGGATCTTCTTTTTTCAATGTTTCGATAAAATCATTTGCTCCGATAAACTTCCCATCTTTGAATTCCAGTTCCTTTGCATCAAAATCCGCCATAGCCGCTTTTCTTGCGAGATTCGAAGCAAATGGAATAGAATCAAAGAATCTCTGTTTTGCATATTCCTTATCTTTAGCAGCTAGCCCATCATTATACTTTTGTTCCCATTCATTGATGTCCTTCTGCAGCTGCTCTACATCGACACCATTGTATTTCTGGACCTTTTCGGTCAATTCTGTGATCGTCTGATCACGTTTCTGGATCTCTGATTTCTGGTCATCCAGTCTCTGATTCCATCCAGTGACGTCTTTCTGGTGGAGCGATAAGACCGCATTGATCTGATCATCATTCAATCCTTCGATTTTTTTTAAATCTTCTCTTTTCATTATTTCCTCCTACGCTTTGGTAACACAGGTTGCATCTGCTTTGTCGGTCATAGTTTAACGTCGTATCCAGGGACGAAATAAAAACGATCTAAAACATTGTGCTCAGATCGTCATTAATAAATTTAGGGAGATCCACACCGTTTCTCGGTGGATCCCGAAGATAAGCTTTCTCGGTTTCTTTTTTTCCGCAAAAAATGCAACGCTGTTCTCTCACTTCAACGTTGCATTCCATTTTTCGATCATAATATTTATCCAATACCACGAAGGTATATATGTGTTCATGTTTCATTCTGGTACCGCCTCATAGGTCTTCCGGAAGATGTCCGGCTTGCATGGATAGAATTCACCGTCTACACCTTTGATGATATAATCACCCAGGGATGCCGTCACCTGTCCTTCCAGTGTCTGAACAAAAGCAAACTCTATTTGTTCATTCCTTATCTGGGGATATAGAACAGGACAGAATCTTTTTACTTCTTCTACTGAATCCCTGGTAAATTGAACCGCTTCAATCATAACGGGCTTCTTTCGATATCTCATTCACGTCTCCAAAATAAAAGCACACTCGTTAAAGTGCGCTATGTAATAATCTCCACGATTCCTTTAGCAAGAGCCGCGGCTTTTTTCATCATGCTGTTCTCTTCTAAATACTGCAATCCATCCAGTGTGATCTTTACGCTAGCGATACTGACTATTTCTGGAGCAGGATCATCTACATATTGTCGGAATTGGAGGCCTTTAATATAACCTTTTTCCTGTAGTTCTATAAGCAGAGCATCCCGTTTTGATTTAGTAACTTGTAAAGAACCTGGTGCTAGCCGTGTAGTATCTAATTCTTCATAATCCATTGCCCATTCCAGGATTTTTAGAATCCGATAGATTACCTTTATGTTGTTGGACATGTAAATCTCCTAATTATTCACAAAATAATCGAATTCTTCCTGTGTAATATGTCCACGAGCTAATGCCTTTTTCTTGGCTTTTATCATTGCTTCATGTTTTTCTTTTGGGGCATCACTTAATTTTCGAATCACACGATAATAAGGTGGCTCATGCCATCTTGGATCGGAAAACAACTTTTTTTCTTTTTCAGCCATATCGTTATGCCTCCTCCATAAATATTATAACTTGATTATCTTTAACAAAATAGTCCTTAACTAAAAAACTACTTTCTCTAGGATACAAAATTTCTTTTTCTTCGCTGTTTATTGCTCGTATATCTTTTCCGTGTTTACTGTCAATCGCTAACAAAACTTTTGTTTCAGGATCATAGCTTTTAGCGGTTGAAGTGGATGTATATGCTGGATAGGTAACAATTTCTCCCACTTTATGCTCGTTAATAAAACTTCTATAATCCTCATCAAAATGAAAATCTAATGTCCGGTACACCGTTCCTCGATAATTCTTACTGTTGTCTAGAGCTCTATCAATGGTTTCAACAAATCGACGATCATTCTCGTCCAAAGTCTCTATATTCCCTTGCGAACTTCTTAGTTTTCCATTTAGTATGTATGATTCACCACTTATGTATCGAGTTAACGCTGCTCTTTCTGATCTGTTATAGAGCCCTTTTTTCTTATCTGATCCTTGTTTTCCCAACGCATCCATATAGATACGTTCTTTCTGTTCTTTCAAGCCCATCTTTTTAGCAAATCGGGAATATTCATTCATTTGAGCTCGGTACCTTGCCTGTAATGCCAGGATATCTTCCTCAGCCCCTTTGCCTATTTTTAACATGCTGATCTTTTCCCTTGTAGCGCGCATATTCGTTTCCATCCGGCGCATTCTTTGCGTAGCTTCATATCCTGTATATTCGCGACCGTTATATTCAACAGGTTCATCATTTTTCCAGTTATCCAGCTGCTCTTTTGAATATGTTGGAACGCTGACCCCAGGAATAACAGGATGATAGCTGTGATAACAGTTTACGCCCATAAGACCGGTAACGGTGCCGAGTCCACACGTCTCCTCCAGTTCTTTCTTTGTGAACCATCCGCCCTGCCATTCTGCATGGCTCGGTCTGGCATGCGCATGTGCATCAACTTCGAACATATCGGTTTCCAGGTCTTTTGCTGTCTGATCCGCTATCTGACGGTTCATATCGTTGATGCTGGACATAACAGTCCTCCTGGAAGCGACCGTTATACGATTGTGCCAGCCACTTTCATAATTAAGCCACCGGACACCGGAATTCGACATTTGTGACACCGCTGTCCTCAGCATCGTATTGTAATCAAAGGCACCCACATTGATGTCTATGTAGGCTTGATTCAATACTTCGTTTACAAAATCAGACAGTCTGACCGCCTTTTTTCCTCCTGGCTCCTGGATCACAAAGCCAAGATTGCGTGTCATATTTGCCATATCCTGGCTTGTTTTTCTTGCTTTATCCCGGATGGTATTCTGAAGCAGCGTATTCTTTTCAAATGGAATAAAGCTTTTTCCTTTCGCGGCATACAATGCTTTATTGTCGACATAATCTGCCTCGATAGCTGACTGATAAACAGAATTTACATATTCTTCGCTTACATTCAAGGTACTTTCCAACATAGCCTGTATATCGGCATCAGAATATCCCAGTCTTTTTAACTGGTTAAGTTGAAAATCTGCAGTCCTGGTAACTACACCTTCTGCAGCCTGGATCCGGCGGACAACATCATTCATGATCCGTTCTTCCAGTTCTTCGAATATCTCCTCATGGCCATAGCCATAAGACTCCAACAATGCCGTATCTATCATTACGGCATCACATCCGCTTCAGCTGGAAGATTCTTCAAAGCTGTATCCAGATCCTCATTCCGCCATTTAGCCCGGTATTCTTCTGGTCGATAAGTTCCGTTGGCAAGATCTGTTTGATCCTGCTTACGCTCCGTAGCTTTATCTTCAATAATGGAATCGTCAAAGTTTATATTTATCTCATCCAGTTCCAGTTTTATACCAGCCAGATAAGAAATAGCCATCAACAATCCTTTTAATGCTTTTTCCAATACGATCTCGTGCTTTTTCAACGTCGTATATAAATCGCTGTCTTCTGATATTACTTCTGTAGCCGTTTTTACACCACCATTTGTAAATTCGAATTGATTCGTTCCCATCCCTGTTTTTTCTGATAGAAGATTCAGCTGGAACTGCAAGGTTTCCTTTAATTCCGCTGTACGGAGCTCCGGAGAAAAGTCTTTGATATACTCAGACTGATTATCTCCGCCCATCCATCTAAGGATCGTTTCATTCTGTCCAATGACGTTTCTTTGATTGCCGTCTTTATCGATCATGAACATTTCCTGTGAAAGGAATACCATCCGGCGCCCTGTATCTATTTCGACATTCAGAGCATTGAATGTCGTATCGATTTCTTTAAGGCAATCGATCGCATTAGCATATACGCTTATACCCATAGGATTTTCAAGGTCCACATTATTGACGATATTAGGCTTCAGGATCTGAAACAAAGGAATCTCGGACCCGGTCTCATACATATCGTCTAGATCTTCCGGAAGCTCCAGCTCTTTGAACTGACCGTTCTCAACCTGAATCATCCGATTGACTATAAGGTACGTTCCCCGCTCGTTTAATACATGCAGCTGGATATACAGGTAATCGCCATTATTCTTATCGTGCTTCCTGGAAGCAAATGCGCATTCGTGTATCCCGGTCGAGTCCCAGCTCAAAGGATAGATCATGGAGGCCTTGATGAAATCTATCTTGATCTCACCGTACTCCAGATATTCAACAAACGCTCCGGATCCTAGAGCACAATAAAGCTCACACAGGTGATTTGCGTTCATATAGAAAGCATTATCTTCCAGTACTTTACTAATAGCTGATTTCTTTGCTTCATTCCCTACATCGATCTGTACTTTCTCATTCATCATCAAATTGCCCCATGTTTCACAGACTGTCTTGGCCATACCTAACGATTTGATGTCCACCTCGATAACATTTATGCCATTAAAAAACGTAGATTTATGGAACTCATCTACGCCGTTCATATACCAGTCCATCCAGTTCTGGATGATCGTATAATACGAAGGCTCAACTGTCTTATATCCGAGCTTTTCAAGATACTTGCATACCGCCTGTGCTGATTGATGCAGTTTACCGTCCATCCTTTTTCTCCTCTCTTGCGATCGCCGGAAGCAACCGCCTTATTGTTTTCCATTCGCCCATCACCGCATATCGGATCGCATCCATGCAGTGATCGTTTTCCTTGATTGGTTTCTCTGTCCCTTTTTCGATCGAAGCCGGATCGTAACCATACAGATAGAATTCCTTTACGGCCTCTTTCTGTCCGGAACAAATAAAAAGAGCACAGTAATTTAATAATTTCTGTACTCTGTTGATTCCTAATGCCACTGTGTTGTCGGCCTCTCTTATAACTGCTTCAGGACATGTGCGCTTTATCTCTTCGGCCAGTCCCTTTGCTGAGGGGTCGATATAAACGCGTACGGCCTTTTTCCCATAAGCAGTATATATTTTATCGATGAAGGTCCTAAAATCCCTAGCATAGTCGCCAGGCGACTTCTGCCGACCCGTATCGCGACCGGAGTAATAGTATTCACCCAAGCCATGAAGACATTTGCTTTTGAAATCAACTCCGAAGGCCTGATATGTTGTCGCATTCATCTGCCCGTAATCGACTCCTATAGCATAATAGCTATAGTCCGACTTTCCTGGTTCACCCGTCTCCGGGTCTCGTATATGCATATCCTCGTTGAACATGTAGTAGATCAGGTCGTCGATACCAACGGCCTCACCAAGCCATACCCAGCGGTACATCTTCTGATCTACTGCTTTCATCTGTTCTGCTGCGTCGATTAACTTCCGGCCAAGCCACTGAGCAGGGACGTTCATATACGTTGAGTGGAGATGGATGCAGTCTTGTCTCTGCTCCATCTTCCTGGCCCATTCGTTGACCGGTGCTTTTGGATTCTTCGGGGGGTTATACATATACAGCATCCGGAAGTCTTCGTTATTTCCACGAACAAAGGTCGCCTCGATATTGGAAAGTTCTTCTTCACCTTCGCCCTTATCAAAGAATTCCGTCAACTCATCCAAAATAACCAGACGGATGTTCCTCTCCTCATCAATCATACCTTTCGTGTCATCGATAGAATCCGATCCAGTAAAATAGATCGTATTTCCATTTCGAAGATACTCTATCTGCATCGGCGACTTGGTTATCTTGAACATTTTCTTTTTAAGCCCGAGACGGCCAATGGCCCGCACACATTCTTTGTATACAGTCTTCCGCAGCTTATTATGATGCTTGCGCATGACCACAACTGCAGTCCCGGGTTCTGCTACGATCTGATAAACAGCAAGGATAGCGGAAGCACTGGACTTTGTCCCGGCCCTTCCGGAAGTCAGGATCTGATGCATATGCTTCCTGTCGTTAACGATTGGCCAGTACTTTCTAATCAGGATATCAGACAGCTTAATCTGCTGGGATATCATTGATGATCACCACCTGACCTTCTTCTGATTCATTATATGAGTCTGCTTCCATCTTTTTCGTCTGGGCCTTTACCAGCTCGATACGCGCTTTCTGTTCGTCTGTGGCCATATCCCAGTTCTTATGCAGCAGATCATCATAGCTTTTGATCATGCTCTCCAGCGTCTTCATTGCACGGCTCTGTGCTGTCATGAAGTTCGCCTGTTTGTCCCAGGCCTGCTGCACTTCCCAGCGCTCGCCGATGACGTTCCCGTCCTTCTCCTCGATCCGTTCGATCGTCTTGTCCTGCTGGTCCTTGACGTAGGCGATCTTCTGGGCCCGGATGATCGCAGCCATCTGCAGCTGGATATTCACCCACATCAGATCCAGTGGATTCGAAGGCATGACACCAAGGATCTCCTTCGTTTCTTCCGGCAGCCACTTAGAAAAAAAGCCGTGCTTCTTTGTGTTCTTGTTTCCCGGCTGTCCGCCTCTTTTTCTTTTCCGAGCGTTCGCTTTCTTTTTATCCGAACGTTCGCTATCCCATTTGTGTGTTGACTTCCATCTCCGGACCGTTCCTTCCGGAACGCCTAATTCAGTGGCGATGTCCACTAATTTCGCGCCTTCCAGAAACATCCGATAAGCCTCGTCATATTTCTCATTCGGCTTTCGTGGCATCCTCCACCACCTCTCTATTCGTTTTGCAAAATAAAAGACCAGCTGGTTACTGGTCTTGATTATTGTTTTTTAATTTTATGGGCTCCGTTTTCTATGAAACTATATGGGCTCATAGGTTTTTGATTCCAAAGTTTGTTAAGGTCAAATTGATGCTCTTGAAGTTTTTTCGAAAGTCTTTTTAAATCCATTTTTAAAAAATCTCTTTTACAATCCGAATTGGATCTACTTTGCGTAAACTCTTTGAAATTACGAATATCCGTAGAACGTATAATTTCATCTTCTAACTTTTTATATTGCGGAATGCAAATGACTTCTTTTACATGTGAATCCCCTTGTAAGATGTTTATATTTTTTTTAAGATTATCGATATTACAGTCGATTACATCGGTATCAAATATCAAAACCACCGTAGTTTTTGGAGGCAATAGCATTAATCTTCTGCCAGACTTTAGATCTTCTTGAATAACATTAATGACACTAACTTTACCTGGAAGAATGCATTGCATCTCGGTTTTTAATGTATTTATTAAATTCCGTTCCATATCACCTTCTACATAATACCGTACAATTTTTGATCTACTCATTCTTAAAATCCCCCATTTTAACCATATTCAATTTATATAGTTCGTCCAATTTTGGACTGCACGAAAACAAATCATTTTCAACGGCATTTCTTAATGAATCTGATTGTTTTTTTAAATAGTGCGAAGCTGTCACATATTGAATTGGTTCATCTGGGTTAGCTGAGTCTTTTTTAAGAAAAATATATGAATGTTTTGGAAGATTCATATCTAAAATATCACTATTATGGGTGGTGAAGAATAATTGTTCTCCGTCCATTAAGCTACTTATCATAATTGACAAAATAGCTTTCTCTATATCCGTTTGAATAAATGAAAATTTTTCATCGCAATAATAAAAGCCATTACGATGCTCTTTCATTGAAGTGAGTAAATCTGCGATATGTAGTCCAGCTTTTGTCCCGCTAGATAAAACTTCTTCATGGGTAATTTCTCCATCATGTATAAGCACTGTCTTATCATGATTATTAAATCTGATTGCATAAGCTCTTTCGTCTTTTTCTTCCGAGATAGTAATGGGTTTAACAGACTCTACAGAATTATCCAGAGTTTTAAACACAGCTTCTAAAATCGACAGAAAATACATGCTATCCGACGATGTCATATGATATTCTCGTTTATCTGGATACAAAAAATACCATCCGAACGTTTCCACTTTTTTTAATTCTCCGCGAACATCCGCAGTAAAAGCAGCACTTATTTTATCTAATTTTTTTACGCATTTTTCATATGTATCTGTTTTGTTGATGGTTGTCTTTTTAACAGAAACATAAATCTCCATATTTTTTTCGTTTTTATCCTCGTTTTTATTAATTTCAGAAGGGTGCAAATCGAAAGATACCCTGTACATCTCTTTGGACTCTAATATAAATTCTATTTCAATTGTGGCTTTTCGAGTTTTGTCACTCACTAATTCTATTAATTGTGATGGGTCTTTTTTTGATATAGAATTAAAAATACCCATAATAGCTTTTCCCAACGTTGTCTTTCCTGAAGCATTTGGGCCCATAATAATATTCACTTTTTTATATCGAAATTTGTCTCTATCTTTTAAGTACTCACATTCAATGTTAGAACCAACAATTTTTTTTGGGTAAGAAAAATTGATATGGAAATTATTGAATGCACATATATTATCAAGCTTTAAGTCCATAACAATCATTTTTTTATCCTCCTTATCGCATATTACTTCTTGTTTTTGGAACTAATATGCAATATAATAATACACCAGCATCGCATTGAATTCAAATACAAAACTTCGTTTTTATATAACAAAAGGCCAGATCATGTACGCTACTACCGGTACATTACCTGACCAATTTCTATACGATATCATTTTAGCATACTTGACGCGTTTCTATAGAAATCTTAATAGAACAGGTCCACATCCTTCAGGATCGTCAGCATCCTCATATACGGATTCTCAAGGCTGAAATTAGCTTTCAACATTTCCCTGCTGACTCCTTCCAGGTATGCTTTTACAAACAGCTGGTCGCTCTCATCGATCTGATCCATGATCTTGCGGCGGAACCGCTGCGCTCTGGCCATGTCTTTTTCCAGTTCTCTGATCCGAAGCTTTATCTGTTCTTCTTCATAATAGAGCTCATGCAGCTTGTCCTTCGGATCTGTGTGTGCGTTCTCAAGACGGACGCCACCGATAGAAGGAGACTTTGGAAGCCCCAGATACGATTTTAGACTTTCTATTTCTTTCAGACGGCCCCGGTATTTGACGACTGCATCGAAGCTGTCCGGGATAGACTGTATCTCACGCAGTACACATTTAGCTTCTGACCGATACATTTCAATCCCACCTTTTTTGCCGTTTCGTATTCACAGGTTCTTGATCCTTTCCAAAAGATCCAGGACCTCTTTATTGGTCAGATTTCCTATTACATCATCGGTAATCTCGGTATCACAGCATAAAGACCAGTCTGTTTTATTTTTGAATTTCAAGACCGCCAGTTCAAAAAGGTCTTCGAAGTAGCCGTAAGAACCCGGATGTTTTATAACACTGGCGCCATAACCATTGTTGAATCTGAACAGCCACTGGCCATCTATTGCCGGATCTATTTCAAAATCCTTGTAATCTTCGTAATCCAGCGGTGTATCAAATCTAGTTTTCATTTTCATCCTCCGGTATGACCTGCAGCGTATCTGAATACACTTTTGTTTTCGATGTGCCAAAGCCAAAGTCTTGTACGATATAATTCTCCAGTCCCTCCTGGACCAGTTCTCCGGAGATCCATTCTCCGTAATATGTTCTTCCTCTGAATTTCATCAGAACCATCCTCCTTCTGTTTTTGGATCCTCCAGCTGCTCGATGTGGATGAAGATCCCCGGTCTTGCTGCCCAGAACTTTTCAATGATCTCTGAACAGACAAGAGCATCGTCTGTCCAGTACCCCAGTTCTGTCATGCAGTCTTTCAGCATTTTGTTCAGATTGTCTGTATCCGGTCTTGTCGTCTTCCACTGGCCGTCTCTATGCCGGCCTTTCGGGAACAGCCATTTAACGATCAGTCTGACCGGGCCCTGCAGCTGTTCTGCCGGGCAGAACCGGCTAAGCTGTTCCATCAGCTGTGCCTTTGCTTTTTTCAGTTCTGCATCCCGGTATACATATCTCGTTCCATCCTTGCGTATACCTATACGATGCTGCTGATCTGTTTTGGTCGGCGGATCCATCGCCATAAAAAATTCAATCATTATCATTCCTTCTTTTTTCTCACCTACGTTTAGTCGATGTAAGTATATAAAAGGGGAGGTCACGACCCCTTTTTATACACATCAACGTCCGCGAGTGTATTATTTTTTTATTTATAGGGTAAAATCGGACGGACACTGTCCGTTTTTTTACCTAAAATCGGACACATCGGACACCAAAATCGGACACTTTCAAAAAGTTGTCCGTCCGTCCGTTTTCTCGCAAAATCGGACACATTAGCAAACTGTCCGTTTTTTTATCGGACACATCGGACACCAAAATCGGACACTCAATCGAATAGATATACGAGACAATTTTCGTCGTTTTTGCCGATATGTTCTGACTTTTTTATCCATCTATATATCGTTTCTCTTTTGACATCTAAATATTCGGCGGCTTCCGTAACAGTCGGAGGATTATTAGAATTTTCTAAAACAAAATTCTCAAATTTTTCAATTTTCATCTCTATTTTTGACTTCTTCTTTTTATCCTCTTTTTCTGAATCGGCCAGCACGTGATCGGTGTCAACACGATGCGTCGGCCATTCGAACCATAGATAGATCGGCTGCGGTTTGGCGAACTCTCTAAGTGTGAAATCCATCTTCCAGCCGGTCGTAAACGGATCGTTAGAATATACATCGATAGGTACCTTCACGTCGATAAGATCCACTACAGCATCCGGATCCCTTGCGAACACTCCCGAACCGGAAGCTCTGTCCATCGCTTTTTTGTTCGACTGATTGCCTTTCGAATGATGATGGCAGTACACGATGCTGGCACCTGTTTCGTTGCATATCCGGTCGAACTGATTACAAAATTTAGCCATCTGTTCTGCAGAGTTTTCATCCCCGGTTATTACCTTGTAAATAGGATCTATGATCACCATGTCACAGGCGCTCTTTTTCACTCTGCGAACCAGGATAGGTACCAGCTTATCCAGAGGCTTTGAATGCCCTCTTAAGTTCAGTATTTCAATGTTTTTGATATTGGCCGGCTCCAGTCCCATTGCTTCATAAACTTCTCTCAAACGATGTAGGAATGAAGCCTGATCGACTTCTAAATTGACGAAGAAGACCTTCCCTTGCTGGCACTTCCTTCCGCACCACTCCAGGCCTTCAGCGACGGCTATGGCCAGCTCGATCTCAAGGAAGGTCTTACCGGCTTTCGAAGGGCCGGCGATCAGCATCTTATGCCCTTTACGCAGTATTCCCTGGATCTGTTCATCGGCCAGCTCCGGCATATCGTTCCAGACGTCTTCCAGATTGATCGTATCCGGCAGATCATCGAGCTGTTCCTCGTACCATGTGCGCCATTCGTTCCATCCGGATTTACCAATGTTCGTATCGATCAGAAACTGTTTCTTGTCTCCCCGGATAACTCCCGGCATCCTTGACAGCCGGCTCGGATTCTTGTTCTGTGTATCGATATTGAGACCGTTCTGCCGGCATATCGTAAACAGCTCATCTACGCGTTTCTTGTATTCCGCATAATTCGCTGCATCGATCTTGACGACGGCATGCAGAGACTTTTTGCCACTAAATACCAGCGTTGCCACAGGGAGCTCCAGCTCCCTGATCAATGCGTTCTGCTTATCTATATCGACCTCGTCACATTCGACAAGTGCATACTTATATGCGGACACATTGATATCTTTGATCCCCTGCCCGTCTAAGGGATTAAAACGGATCCAAGCGCCACCGGAAGGATCTGATGTACCTACAGCCGACTCGATGTCTTTATAGTGTTCCAGATCGCTTATTATTTCTCCTGCGGTGCGTGTATAGTTTCCTTTCCCTTTAGGAATGAATCTTCCGTTTTCTGCCTGGAAGGACTCGACAACGTAACCTACATACTCATGTGATTCGAACAGTGTACTTAGATATCTGATCAGATCGTTGACCGGGTTCCATCCAGGGCCCGGCTCTTTGATCGGATTTCTTTCCACCCATCCGGTATCGATGATAGGTTCAGTGGCGCTGATGACCGCATCCCAGGCAAGTGCTTCATCCTTGCTGGGAATCGATGGTATATATCCGTGTTCCTCGGCCATGTGGAATATGGTTCCACCGGTCACGATCCCCATCGTTTCTTCTTTGAAAGATTCCCATTTGCTCCAGCATTCACCGGAATGATAGCGCGCAGAATCACGCGCGCTCCATTCATCCCAGTCAATAGCGCTGTATCCTTCGTGCTTGAGCGCCATGCCTACCTGGATCCATTCCTGATAATCGCAGTTCGATGGATCTATATATTGAAGTAATTCTTTCAAGTCTTTCATGTTATGCTCCCTGGATGATATGTTCCTGGATCGATCCCGTGAGGGATATACCAGTGGTTCATCGCTATCCGGCTGATCATCCTGCTTGCCTCGTCAAAGGTCCACTGTCCCACGTGGGTAAATCCATAACGTTCCAGCAGACGTATCTGTTTTGGTGTCGTCAGACCGCTTTCTTTTCGTTTGATCAGACGGTCTAAAAGCAGTGCTGCCTTTCCAGCATTCTCAATTTGATCCGGAAGGATACCGAATTTTTCTAATGTCTGCAGCTGCTTGTCTGATGCCGGAGCACATTCCCATCCAAAGGAAGGAACATATCCGGACAGGTCCTCTGCAGATATCGACATTTCAAACTGCAGCGGATCCACCAGCTTACGTTTCCGTTTCCGCATCCTTTCGAGCTCTGCTGCCATCGCTTCTTCACGTTCTGTCTGTACATCGCTCGATGCCTGCTCTTCTGCTTCTTCGATATCTACAGCACTGCCGGCCTGTTTCTCCATATTCTCTGTCATCTTTTTCGCTACTTCTTCGTTGGTACAGATCAGGTTTGCCGGATGACAAAGCTCATGCTTTTCTGTATGCCACAGAAAATCCAGAAGCAGTAAGTTTTCCTTGCCTTCGAAAAGTCGGGTTCCTCTCCCGACCATCTGTTGATACAGACTTGTCGACTTCGTTGGCCGGAGCACGATGATACAGTCCACAGATGGACAGTCCCATCCTTCTGTCAAAAGCATCGAATTACACAGGACGTTGTATCGTCCTTCTTCGAAGTCCTGCAGGATCTCTTTCCGATCATCGGAAGAACCGTTGACTTCTGCAGCGCTGAATCCTTTCTCAATGAGGATGTCCCTGAATTTCTGGGACGTCGCCACCAGAGGAAGGAAAACAACTGTCTTCCTGTCCCTGCAGTATTTGTACATTTCATCAGCGATCTGATACAGATATGGATCCAGTGCAGTACCTATATCGCTGGCTTTGAAATCTCCTGCCTGCACCGCTACGCTTGTCATATCGATCTCCAGCGGTATCGTCATAGCCTGGATCGGACTTAGATATCCTTCTTTGATTGCTTCCGGAAGCGTATATTCATAGGCCAATGTTTCAAAATACTGGCCAAGATTCTTGAAGTCAGCTCTGTTTGGCGTAGCTGTGACCCCAAGGACCTTAGCCTTATCAAAATAGTTCAGGACCCTCTGGTATGAATCTGCCAGGCAGTGATGCGCCTCATCCACGATGATCGTATCGAAATGGTCCGGTTCAAACTGTTCCAGCCTTTTCTGGTTCATCAGCGTCTGTACGCTTCCGACCGTGATCCTATACATGGAATGGATCGAGTGCAGCTCTGCTTTTTCGATGCTGCACTTCAATCCTGTTGATTTATATATTTTATCCTGGGCCTGTTCCAAAAGCTCTCCGCGATGGGCAAGGATCAACACACGGTGCCCGTTGATCACTGCCTGTTCGGCCACTTTTGAAAAAACAATCGTTTTTCCGCATCCGGTCGGCAGGACCAGAAGGGTCCGATCTACTGTCTTCCATTGATTGAATATTGCTTCCTTTGCCTGTTCCTGATAAGGCCTGAGGTTCATCACTGAACCCCGAAGCCGGCATACTGTGATGCAGCAGGCGCTTCTCTAGGAAGGAATTTGTCAATTTCATTAAACGTATTGTTGTTATACAATCTGTTTTTTATCCGGCATTTTCCGGTCCATCCGGCTAACTGCCAGTTCATAGGTTTTGTTTCACCTTTTTTCATGTATCCGATAGAAATATAGAATTCAGAGATCTTCCACAAAAGCTTTGTGTTCAAGAGCAGCTGTGTTGATACAGGCACTCTCTGACCCTTGTATTCGATTGAAATATTAACTTTCGCCATTGGGCAGGGGCCCATCTTTTCTGATCCGTTAAACTGCCCTTTTTCGATACTGTCCACCCGGAAATCATAGTCTCCTGGTTCCAGTATTACGTATTCCTGTACCTCTGCGGTAATCGGCTGATCCCAGCTCAATGCTTGATTTTGTTCCATTTATTTATTCCTCCTGTCTTTAAAATGGTAATGAAATATCGTTGATCAACGGCATCCATTTGATGCTCCAGTTCGTTAATAGTTCGGCTCTCTGCCACTCCGGCGGATACGATGTGAATGGTGTTACCTCCGGAACGACCCCAACCTTTGCCACAGCCTTTTTCAGCTGCGCAGCCGTAATTGAATTCTCTATCATCAGCTGCATCACTTCCGGGATCAGGCCTTCATATTCCGGATCGGATGTATAGTCAGGCTCCGTTTCCTTTGGGATGTCGTCGCCTTCCATGATATGTCCCGGTTCATCCATGTAGTCCGTTACAGATATAGGCGTATGATCTTCCTTTTCCGCCGGTTCCTGCTTCACAGCCAAAGCCGGCTGGACATTTTCAAATAAACTGGCAATGTTTTCAAAGTCGAAGTCAAGCGTATCCGGAAGGTTCGAACGGTTCTTGGCATCCCAGCAAGGATTGTGGCTCGTATGCATGACGCGTTTTCCGCCTGTTCCCTTCTTTGATTTTGTCTTTGAGTCTTCGATCACAAAGGTCTGATAGTTAGCGAACAGGATCATGTCCGCCCACTCTTTGACAAGCGGAGCTGTCTTTTTCTCCAGCTTCAGTTCATATCTGTCATAGGCGCCCATCTCATCCGGCTGTTCAAACTTCCGGATGATCGAGTGAGCGGTCAATACTGTGTTGATCCCTGCATCATTGACCTCGTTTAATTTGTTTAAGAGCCGGCCGAACTCTTCGGCCAAGTATACATACCCTTTTCCATAGCCGAATCCTTCGATACCGTCCTGATGGTGTTTGCTGCATATATGTTTGATGCAGAGCTTTTCCGCCCAGTCTGCAGTATCGATGACCAGTGTTTTACATGGTCGTTCTTTGATCACGAAATCTACCTCCTGCAGGAGATACTCCCACGAAGATGGAACCGGCAGACGCGCTACATCGATCCTGGAGGTGCTGCCTTCAGTATCGATGAATAAAGGTTCCGGGAATCTCGATGCAAATGTAGTCTTTCCGATCCCTTCCGGTCCGTAAACCAATACCTTGTAAGGTTTGTTGATAATCCCTCTTGTAATCTCCATGATCAACCTCCGAATCCCGTGAAACCGCTAAAGCCGGTGAACTGCGCTTCTTTTTCAGGTTCTTGTTTCTTGTTTTCTTTTACATATCCATCTTCGATGATGATGCTGCATTCATCTCCAGTAGAAACTCTGGTAGCGATAGCCTGCAGACCTTCGCTTTCCAGCCACTTTCCGAATTCATCCATCGTTTCGAGATCCATCTGTTCCAATTTGTCCAGAAGGACAAAACCACAGTTAGGATTGAGCTTTCTGACAATGGCCGTTGATACTTTCAGCTGGTCAGATCCGGACATGTTATCCCATCTCTGCCCTTTATACAGGATTTCGCCATCCTCGACGGTGAGCTCCGGCAGAGGGAGCTCTACGCTGTCCAGCAGATCCATCTTTTTCTGACGGACGTAATTTAGTTCCGACGTCATTAGGTTATATTCATCAGAAGCCTTCTTAGCATCTTCCTGGGCTTTTTCTTTATCCAGGTTCGCTCTTACCTTGACATTGATCTCTTCAATATTAGCGATATTTGCTTCGAGCTCTGCGGTGCTTTCGTCCTGCAGGTCCTGAGCATCTCGATTAGCCGTTTCATAGTCTCTTGCGATTGCAAAACACTTTTCTTTTTCATCTTCCAGCTTTTTTGCCAGTTCTTTTACAAGGTCGGACTGTCTCTGCAGATCTGCAGCAAGGCGGTCACGATTCTGACGTTTACGCTGGTTCTCTCCGTTCCGTGCCAGGATCTCCTGCTGCTGCCGGATTAGTTCTTTCGGCGACACAGGTATTTCCGGAACACCGTCATAGTGTTCTAGTTCATCGGCATATTTTTGTTTCTGGTCACGGATCCGCCCTGTCATTGTACGATCGTTATAGATCTTCTTTTCCTGTGTTTCCAGCTTTAGCAGCTGCTCTCCGATTCCTAAGATCTGCAGCAGATAGTTTGCTTTGTCTTTTGAATTTGAATTCATGAACTTAGGAACATTGAGAGCCATTTCTCCAATCAGCTTGTCAAGGATCTGCTGACCGGATTTTGCTCCGGAGGGGTCCGTTATCTTTAAAGTTGAATTCTTTCCCTTTCTTTCAACAATTAGTCCATTGGATAACGTCACTTTTAAATTTGGCGGAAGTACCGACCCATTTCTCTGCGGATCGGACGGTCTGAATTTGTTTCCGCCAAGTGCCCAGGCGATTGCATCCAGCACGGACGTCTTTCCCTGGTTGTTCCTGCCGCCTACAATGGTCAAGCCGTTTTCTGTAGGTTCTACCTTTACGGCTTTTATTCGCTTTACATTTTCGAGTTCTAAACTATTGATTTTGATGCTCATTTAATTCTTTTCCTCCTTGATCATATTTTGAATTTTATCCATGAGCAGACTGCTTGCCTCATGCATGGCCTTGCCCATGATCTCTTGGATCTGGACAAAGACTTTTTCATCAATGCCCATTTTGCTTAGTGAGTACACAGTGGCGCCATCCAGTTCGCCTTTGGCTTGTATGCCGTCGTCAGTGATCCGGATATCGCATTTGAATACCGGAATATCGTTGTTGTCTATTTTGTTCATAAATCTCCTTGTTTGTGTTAGAATATAAGTGTGTGCTGCAGTCTTAATGGCTGCTTTTTTTGTACCCCGTGTATTCATAGAATTTCTTAGGGCTGATGTAATATGAATACTGATTCGATCCATCCAGTTTAATTGCGATACCGATCGGGAGCACTTTTTGTATCAGCCCTTGTCGGATATACTGTTCAGACTTATTCATGATCTGTGCGGCTTCCTTGATCGGGATATTTGCACCGTCAAAAATTTCTTCTATAACAGATTCCACCTTTCACACCTCCTTTCATATCGTTGCGATCAACAGCCTGCCCAAAATGAAATCCACGATCAGGGCGGCCACAAGAGCGGCAATCAACAGATCTCTCTGCAGGCGTGTGTTGCGCAGTTCTTTCTGCAGGTCTCTCTGTAACTTCTTTTTTTCCTGTTCGCTGACAACCAGCGAAGTAACATGATCGGCCATTGACCAGTCACATTCGACCGGCAGGCCTTTAGCAATAGGTTTCATAGATTTCCTTTCTATGACGGAAATAATCCGTCATTCTCTTGTTTTGTATCGGTTGTGTTCCGTTACATTTAAACAATGTGTCGGATTATATCCGTTATCATTGCCGTTCCGGAATCGATCGAGACATTGACTGTCTTCTTATAGCCGCTCTGGAAGGTGGCGATTACGATCTCATCCTCGTCACCTCTTTTGATATACTCCAGGCTTGTCAGGTCCTCGAGATTCCGGGTGATCTGCAGCACTGGCACCAGCGCTCTGCAGATCTGCGCCTTGTCTTCGTGATACATAATTGTCTCTCCTTTCTGATATACTCACCTTATAGAAAGCGAGGTGATATAAATGAATCTTTCTCCAGTATCCTCTTCGAGAATGAGAGCAGTTGGATGGGAAGCGGGAACAATGTATATTCAATTTCATGATGGAGCAATTTATGCGTATGAGAATGTTACAAAAAATGATTATTTGAATTTTATTAACTCGTCCTCATTAGGACGTGAATTAAACACATTCCAGCAATTTCATCCGTACTATAAAATTCGTTAATTCTCGATATCAGGAATCCATTCATCAACAGTCATTATCTTTATTCCGGAATCACTAATAACGACATTTGTGTATGGATTGGCATTATGTCGGAGCCATTCTTGAATTGGTTTCGACATTTGTTTTACTGTTGCCCTTTTCGATGCATCAGAATTATCCGGTGCTTTACCTTCTGGAACCTCTTTTAGTAACTCTCCGTCTATAATCACGCTATAGCCGTCTTTTGTTACTCCAATAATCTTTTCGGAGTCCAGTTCCTGGATGGTTGAAATTAGCTCCCTAGTCTCTTTGTCCATTACAATTATTGATTTCATACTTTCTCCTTTCTTTCCTCTTCACCCCCTCCAATCCCGGTCAGACCCGAAAAGGAAGAAACTTATGAAATAGTACTGTACTGGTTTACCTGTAGTTGATGTATATAGGTCTGGCCAGGGTTGGAAGAGGTGAATTCCCTAAATGTGAATTTAATTCACTTCGTGCTTAAAAAAAATAGAATTGTCTTTTAAGCTAAGTAATTCGCATAACTTTTGAATTTCACTGGCCTTAAACTCATTTTGATTATTTAATTTCAGAAGGAATCCGTTTAGCGAAAGTTCGAGTTTTGCGGCTACTTCACTTTTAGTCAATCCTTTTTCCCGGATTATTTTTTCAAGTTCAAATGTGTCTGTCATTCGTGCTCTCCTTTCGTGTGAATTTAATTCACACATAAAATATAACCTATGTGTGAATATGTGTCAACAAATATTTTTGTAAAATTACAATTTTTGTTGAAAATAGTTCACATTAGAATTATTATTAAATTACACACACATTAAAGGGAGATTACCATGTTAGAACTATATAAAAATATAAAACGATTAAGAGAGAAAAATGGCATGACCCAATCTGATTTAGCAGAATTGACCGGGTATAACGATCGTTCTTCGATCGCAAAAATTGAGAAGGGTGAAGTAGATTTATCACAATCTAAAATCTCTTTGTTTGCAAAGGTCTTTCATGTTTCTGAATCGTATTTAATGGGGCTCCAGAAAGAGGATCCAATTGTAAAATCTGGTCTAGACTTCTTTCGCATACCTCTCTTTTCTTCACGTATATGCTGCGGAGATGGTGCGTTTGCTGAAGATGATATTCTGGAATACATACCGGTCCCTTCTAAAGGGATGTCTTCTCCGGATGACTATTTTTGCCAGATCGCATCAGGTGACTCCATGAAGGACGCGGGAATCGAAGACGGCGATATATTGGTGTTCGAAAAAACATCACAGGTTCACAACGGAATGATCGGAGCTTTCTGTATAGACGAAAATGAGGCGGTATGTAAAAAGTATAAAAGAATCCGCGACTTGATTGTGTTACAGCCAATGAACAGTGATTATGAACCGATCATAATAGATCCGGCGGATGATAATTTCAGATGCGTTGGAAGATTAAAGAAATCAATCAAAGATTTTGAAAGGGAATAAAAATACGATCCGCTCCTGGTCGACGTATCGCAGGAATGCTTTCGCTGCATCGGAAAGCTGATCGCTACCTTTAAGAAGTATTAATATATCAGATTTGCCGTCTTCGCTTAAACGTTCTTTTCTTGATAGCTTTACTTGGATGTAGCGATACCTGTTCTGTTTAAACTTAAAAAAGAAAGGATGATTATGAAAACAGAAAACACAATAGCTAAAATTTTAAAAATTGGATCTATTATTATGTTTGGGCTATGTATACTAGGCTCTATTCTGATGTCCGAAATAGAAACCATTGATTATTCATATTTGTATGATGATTTTTCGTTTAACGATGATAATAGCCCAGATGTCAAAAAAGAGTTTGATTCTAATATTTTTATTAAGAATCTAATTACATCTGCAATAGGCTGCGGATTGATCTTTGCATTTGGAGAAATGATTGAAGTTGCTTATCAGGGAAATAAAAAGCTGGATGATATAAAAAAGGCATTAGAAAGCCAGAAGGAACCCACTGATAAACGTGGGTAGAAAACAACGCTTTTTAATGAAAAAATAACGCTAAAAATGCCAAATAAACACAAATAGTGTACATTTGTGTTGACAAATAAGGGTGTTGGCTTTAAGATAAGTATACCTAAATTGATTATTATTAGGTATAGAAAAACAGGTCTTAGATCTAACCCCCGTTAATGGGATCAGGTTGGAACTAAGGCCTTTTCCGTTTATAGAAGGAATCGAGGTAAAAAGAATGAGCAACAATTTAATCCGAGATAATGTTAAAACAGCTATATTAGTCGACGGTGGATTCTATCGAAGAAGAGCCTATGGCATAATAGGTGATCTTTCTCCAGAGGAACGAGCGAAAGAATTAGACATTTATTGCAGAAGGCATTTAACAGAAAAAATAAACGGTGTTAGATATCAACACCAGCTATATAGGATATTTTATTATGATTGTGCACCAGCCAAAAGAGTTATATATAATCCATTTACTAAAAGGCAGGTAAATTTGTCACAAACAGAAACATATCAATGGGCTGTTTCTTTTTTTGAAGAATTAAAAAAACGGAGAAAATTCGCACTCCGTTTAGGAAAATTAGCAGATAAGCAAGCCTATTTCAATTTAAACAAAAAGACATTCAAACGTTTATGTCAAGGTGAGATAACTTTCTCTGATATATCTGAAAAAGACATCCAATTGCACATTGATCAAAAAGGTGTCGATATGAAAATAGGATTAGATATTGCTTCACTTGCGTATAAAAAACAGGTGGATCAAATTGTCCTTATCTCAGGAGACAGCGATTTCGTCCCTGCAGCAAAGCTTGCAAGAAGAGAAGGTATAGATTTTGTGCTGGATCCTTTAGGCGCAACAATCAAGCCAAATTTATTCGAACACATTGATGGAAAGCGTACTTGCGACCGACAATACTTGGTTTGTTAAAACCATTTAAAAAGCCTCCGGCAGCTGGAACCTGTCGGAGACCTGTAGTACATAAAAAGTTAACGCACCATACGCCATACTTTTTATGTGCCTATTTTACCATAGGAAAGGATAGGTACAAAATGGAAATAAAAAGAAAACGAATGAAAATGCCCAACGGATATGGATCCATATCAAAATTGAGCGGCAAACGCAGACGCCCGTACTGCGTAAGAAAATCGATGGGATATAGATTCGAAGGGGATCGTCTTATACACGATCGGGTGATCATAGGATATACCGAAACGATGAGCCAGGCTTTAGCTCTGCTGGCGGACTACAATCAGAGCCCGTATGATCCAAAACTGGCCAAGACCACATTTAGAGAAGTTTATGAGCGCTGGTCGAAGGAGCACTACCCGTTGGTATCTGAGTCCACAATCAAGGGTTACAGGGCCTGTTATAAATGCTGTTCAGACATCCTTGACCGTCCAATGCGCGATTTGAATACCTTCGACCTGCAGCGTGTAATAGATCAGTCTGGCAAGAATGCGCCAACATTAAAGCGTTTTAAGAGCCTTTTGAATTTAATGTACAAATATGCCCTGAGATATGAAATCGTTGATAAGGACTACTCTAAATTGATCAACACCGCCAAATTCAAAGATAAGAATCCGAACAGGAAAGAAAAGAAGATTTTCACACAGGAAGAGCTTAATACCTTATGGGGCTATAGGGACAGCCCTGCAGCACAGATTTGTCTGATGCTGGTATATTCAGGTGTACGTATCGGAGAATTGTTAAATCTCAAAAAGGAGAACGTCTACCTGGATAAACATTATTTTGAAGTCGTGGAAGCCAAAACAGATGCGGGTGTACGAATAGTCCCGATACACGATAAAACCCTGGAAATGTTTCGTAAATGGATGCAGAACAGCCCTTGCGACCATCTGCTTTTTAATGATAAAGGATTTCCTATCAAGGACCAGAACTTTCGGAAGAATTACTGGCTACCACTTATGACCGAGCTTGGCATGGATCATACGCCACACGAAACCCGGCATACCTGTATTTCTTTATTGACTGCATCGGATGTCAAGCCTCTGTTAATAAAAAAGATCGTGGGCCATAAGGGAAAGATGGATCTGACTGAACGAGTATATACCCACATAGACTTGCCAGAGCTCATTGAAGCTGTTAATAGAATATAGCTTGTCTATCGGTATAGAAGAACTATCGTTGGCAACACATTGGCAACAATGCACTTAAAACCTCTTTATTTATCGGGGTTCCTAGATAACTTTCTTAAAACTTTCTTGAAAAAACCGGTACAAAATGTATCGGTTTTTTCTTTATATAAAGCCTGTAGCTTTCTAACACCGCCTAATAAGAACTGTCTATTGGCAACACGTTGGCAACACGTTGGCAACACACATCAGTTTAGCGCCCTATATAATAATAAGGATAGAAATATTTATC